AAAAATAAATTTGATTTCCGCTTTGCGTCGGAGGGCTTTGAATTTAAAAATCCTCACGCGCGCGAAAATAGTAGAAACTCAAATATTTATTTTTTGCAATTAATAAGAGGTAAAAGATGTATGCCGTAAATCAAAAAACGCTTGCGGAAGCGTTGGGAATTTCCGCGCGGCAAGTCCGAAATCTGCGAGAGCAGGGAATGTTTGAGTTTGTCCCGAACTCGAAGAAATACGACCTTACAAAGTGCGTAAATGAATACGTAGAATTTAAGGTGAAAGCGGAAACGGGCGGCGGGACATCGATCAACAAAGAAAAGGAACAGGCGGAACATGAACGCTTGAAGAAAGAAATCACAAAATTAAAACTGCGAAAGCTGCGGAAAGAAACACATGAGGCGGCGGACGTGGCGGAATTTTGGAACAACACTTTAACAGCATTTAGAAGCCGTTTGTTGTCGATCCCCGGAAAGATCGCGCCGCAAATTATCGGCGAAAGCGATGTAAATAGCATTATTAAAAAGCTTACAAATGAGCTTTTGGAGACGCTTGACGAACTGGCGGAGTACGATCCCGACGTCGTAAATGGTGGAAATAGCGATATTGATATTGACGACGACGAGGACGAAGAAGAAGAAACAGAAGAACCCGACTAAAAAATTATAAAATAAAACGGAGGACGCGAAAAATGGAAAAAGAATTAAATCTTGCAACAGCGGAATACGCGAAGGAAACAGCGACAAAGGAAGAAAAGGCAGTCACAACAGCGGCGGACGATGTAAAAGAAATCGTAATAGAGGACGAGGACGAAACATTTGACGCGGTCGTCGAATTATCGCAGAAGTTTAAGTTTGAGGGTAAAATAATTGATAAAATCGACCTCGGCGGACTTGCAACACTGTCCGCAAAAGAGGGGCAGACAATCGAAAAACTGTACAGAAAGATCACAAGCGGCGTCAACGCCTCGCCGGAGCTTACAATGGATTATGCAATGGCAGCAGCGAGCGTTCTGACTGGTTTGCCGGTTGAATTTTTTAAGAGTATCAACATAAAGGATATTGTAAAAATCAAGAATAGAGTGGTCAATTTTTTGTATTCGGACTAATCGCGGACAAACCCTGTTGCATATCAGCAGAAAACGACGCCGAGGAAATCGAAAGGCTAACCGCTGACGACTTGAAAATGCTATGTTTCAGACTTGCCATGATCACAAATACAAGTGTGGAATTTTACATGAATATGCCCTGTACTGATTTATTTAAATTCATCGGAGAATTGCAGCGGCAGCATGAGGCACGACAGCGGAGGCGGAAAAAGTAAAAAGCAAAGGAGGAGCGGCGGAATGTCAAGCGCGCGTTTGCGCTCAAAGGCGAAAACAAAAAACTTACTGCGGCGGTGTTTAAAGACTTCCCTGTCCCGCCCGGAACAGTTGACAGTTTCGGAGTGGGCGGAAAAGTACAGAATACTTGACGAGAGTTCAAGCCTGCCGGGCAAGTGGAGCAACGACATCACGCCGTACTTGAAAGGTATAATGGATTGTTTCAACGATCCATATATACAACACATCAACTTTGTAAAATCAACGCAAGTCGGAGGCACGGAGGCGATTATTAACGCGACGGGGTGGATCATCACAAAATCACCCGCGCCGACTATGATCGTATACCCGACGGACGACTTGGCTAAAGATGTATCAAATGATAAATTAAAGCCCGCGTATTTAAAAACGCCCGAAATCGCGGAGAGATTTCAGCGGACAAAATCAAGTGAAATGAACTTGAAATTCCGCAACATGAACATATACCTACGCAGCGGCGGCAGCCCGTCAAAACTCGCGTCAAAAGCGATAAAATACCTATTTTTTGACGAGATCGACAAAATGGCGGGAGCTTCAAAAAAAGAAGCGTCACCGTATAATCTCGCAGCGGAGCGAACCAAAACATTTAAACACAGCCGAAAAATATATACTTGTTCGACGCCTACGCATAAAGAAAATTACATTTGGAAATTTCATGAGCGCGCGGACGAACAAAGATATTACTTTGTTCCCTGTCCCCATTGCGGCGAATACATTTTGCTTGAATGGGAGTCGATAAAATTCGCAGGAAACGAAGATAAAAAAATGACAAACAGCGAACGCGCTGCGACTGCGATGTATTTTTGCAAGTCATGCGGCGCGGCGATCGCAGACAAAGACAAGCCGCAAATGCTAAAGCGCGGAGAATGGCGCGACATGAAGGGGACGTGCGTCGGAGTTCCGCAGCGCATAAGCTTCCACATCAACGCTTTATACTCGTTTTTTGTGACATGGGCGGACGTTGTGGCGGAGTTCCTTGATACAAAAGACGATCCGGAAACCTTGCAAAATTTTATAAATTCTTGGCTTGGCGAACCGTGGGAGGACACAAAACTCAAAACATCGGCGGAGCTTGTTTTAGATCGACAAGCACCGGAACCGCAAGGCGTCGTCCCCGAATGGGCGAAGATGTTGACCGCGGGCGTTGATGTACAGGAAAATTCAGTATATTTTGACATTGTGGCTTGGGGTGCAGACATGACAAGCCAGTCTATCATACACGGGCAGTTATTAGCGTTTAGCGAGCTGCAAGCGTATATGACGGCGGAGTACTACAGCGCAAGCGGCAAGGCGCTTATAGTGCAGTTGTGCCTCATGGATAGCGGCGACCAGACTAATACGGTATATGATTTTTGCTTGTCGCATGAGTGGGCTGTCGCCTCGAAAGGCGTCGCCGAAAATAATAATCATTACAAGATTAGCACAATAAATCGAGCGGGCGCGCTGTATAACGGACAGCCGCTCGTATTGGTGGACGTTGGCAAATACAAAGATCTGATAGCCGCACGACTACACAGAGCCAACGGCACCGGCGCGTGCATGGTACACGCGGAATGCGATATCGAGTATGCGCGGCAGCTTACAGCAGAGCATAAGGTCGCGGAGGGAACGGGCGCACGGAGGCGACTAATCTGGAAGCAAAAGACAACCCATGCAGACAATCACTATTTGGATTGTAGGGTATACGCAACGGCTGCCGCGGATATAAGAGGCGTGCGAACGTTGAGCATACAGGCGGCGGAGGAAGAACCGGAACCGACGCCACAGACAAAGCCAAAAGCAAAAGGCGGCTGGCTGTCGGGATATTAAAAAAGAATGGAGGGAACGGACATAAAGGGCGAAACTTATGAGGAATTTGTCGAAAAATTCAAGCCGAAAAAGACAACTGACGATTGCTACACGCCAACAAATGTGTATGAGGCAGTCGCCGAGTGGGTGGCAAAAGAATACGAATTAAACCGCGAATGTTTCGCGCGTCCGTTTTATCCGGGCGGAGATTATAAGGCGTTCGACTACGACGGAAAGATCGTTGTTGACAATCCGCCGTTTAGCATTTTGTCGGAAATAATAGGCTTTTATATTGATCATGATATAAAATTCTTTTTGTTTGCGCCCGCGCTGACGCTGTTTTCGGGACGCAGTCACGACTGCGCCGCGTTAGCCGCCGGCGTGTCCGTGACATACGACAACGGCGCAGTGGTAGACACGTCATTTGTCACAAATTTGGAGCGCGAGGACGTGAGGATCAGAACAGTTCCGGAGTTGTGGCGCGCAGTTGACACGGCGAACAGAGAAAACCTCGCGCAGACAAAAAAACATCAACCCCATTATACTTATCCGCCACATATAGTTAGAGCGGCGCAGATAAAAGAGCTTAGCAAATACGGCATTGAGGTGATTATCCCCCGCGCCGAAAGCGTGAGAATAAGAGGGCTTGACAGTCAGAAAGTCAAAAAGAAAACTATATTCGGGGGGGGGTATCTCATATCAGACCGCAAGGCGGCGGAAGTCAAGGCGGCGGAAGTCAAGGCGGCGGAAGTCAAGGCGGCGGAAGTCAAGGCGGCGGAAACTGCGACAGTATGGGAATTAAGTGAAAGAGAAAAAGAAATCATTAAAAACATGAGTACATAAACACCGGAAGGAGGCGGCGAAGTGGCAAGATTTAGCGAAATCGGGGACGTGTCTTTTATGGGCGACGTCACTATTTCAAAGTTGAAGAAAAAGGCTGTAGACAGCTATAACGCCGCTTATGAGGGCATAACGGGAACGAGTGCGGCAATAAGTGACGAGAGCAAAGCGATATTGTACGCGGCGGCACAGATTTTTTATCAGTTGGCGGAAACAATCGACCTAAAGGCGCGGCAAAACTTATTAAAGTACTCGACCGGATCATACCTCGATAATATAGGCATGAGCAGACCGGGCAGCCTTACACGCAAGGCGGCGGAATATGCAATTGTAACGGTGCGTTTTACGTTGTCGGCAAAGCGGCAAAATATAGTCGCGATCCCGCGCGGGACACGTGTCACCGGAGGCAATGGCACAATATATTTTGCGGTAACTGAATATACAGAGATAGCACCGGGCGAAGAATACGCAGATGTGCAGTGTGTCGCACTCACCGGAGGCACGGAGGCGAACAGATTTGGCACGGGTGAAATAAATATACTCGTTGATCCTATTGCCTACATTGCAAGCGTCGCGAACACAGAAGAACCGACGGGCGGCACGGACATCGAGAGCGACGACGACTTTGCAAATCGCATATACAGCGCGCGAAATCTGTATAGCACAACGGGCGCGGAAAATGCCTATATTTATTACACAAAAGCATTTTCAACACTTATTGATGATGTAATTATAACGAACCCCGCGGACGCTAAAATCTGCATATATATCCTTATGGCGGACAGAGAGCAGGCAACAAGTGCATTTATCGATGAACTGACGGCGTATCTTGACGATCCGGACAAGCGTCCATTGACGGATAAAATCGCGGTAAAAAATGTA